GCCTTAACATCGAATGCCTTAACATCGAATGCCTTAACATCGAATGCCTTAACATCGAATGCCTTAACATCGAATGCCTTAACATCGAATGCCTTAACATCGAATGCCTTAACATCGAATGCCCTAACATCGGATGCCTTAACATCGAATGCCTTAACATCGAATGCCCTAACATCGGATGCCCTAACATCGGGAGCCCTAACATCTTGACAATCAAAGGCATTGGTTCCGACAAACGGTGGTAATTTTCCTGTTGTTTGTATTTGATTTTTATAAAAAGAAAAAGCACCAATAGAAATGAGAGAAGTAGGAAATATGAGAGAAGTCAACATATTGTTTTTAAAGGCAGCGGAACCAATACAAAGTAATGTACTCGGAAACAATATAGATTGTATACCCAGATTTTCATATTCAAACGCATCTATATAAATAGTTCCTTCTGGAATAACCAATGTTCCGTTCTTATAAGAAGCATTTGAAATACTCTCCACAGAAGAAGGAATTGTAACGCTTGTCATTTGTGAATTTCCCGCAAAGGCACGTGCACCAATATGAACTATTTTATTGTGGAGAATGACACTCGTCATATTTCTATCCGTAAAAGCATTGTAACCAATAGATGTAACAGGATATGCCTTACCAGATAACGGATCGACAAGAAAAAGTGGTAGGATCAAATTTTTGTATTCACCATTGTAACGCACAATAGTAATATTGTAATTGTCATCTGTAACACAAACGAACCCATCTATGCTAAAGTTCATATATATAGTTTGTATAAAATCCTTATTTTTTCATCGCAACTTGTCCATTCGATTTGGAAGTAATACTCATTATTCTAGGATATTGTGGAGAAAACACATTCATACGCGAAACATGATTGTTATTACGAATTGCTTTATCTTGTATCATTGGTATGATTGTTTCCTTTTTATGTGTAAAAGGTTGCTTCTTGTGAGAAATAGTTTTCCAATCTTCTGTCGTTACAACACGTTTGTTTGTTCTTGATTGAATATCTGGTTTGATTATATTTATTGTCGATTCTCTCAAATCATATGTATAATAATTGTTTTGTTCAAATGGTTTTTCTGTCAAAAAAGAAAGGATATTAATAACATTGATTTTATCATTCTCCACTTTGTATATATTGTCTTCCGGATTCAAAGAATCCACATCTATCGAATAAATCAAACGATGAATAGTGGTTAATCCATCTATACCTGTATCCTTTTTACCTACTGTATAATCAGTAGGAGAGATAAGGCGCTGAACACCATCAAACAATTGGAGTATTTCTGGACTGCCAATGGGGTAAAAATGACTGCGATCGATATGCAATCTATTACGTAAACATCGCGCTTGTAAAACGGAATCTTCGTTCCCCCATCCCCAAAAATTGGGATATCCATTGATCTCTTCAAAATCCGACCCTTTGATGACAACTATCCCACCTAAAGCATATTCAAAACCATAATAATGTTTTACGACACCACGTTGTGTCTGGTAATCAAATAGTTTATGAAATGGTAATGTATCTACATCATTAAAAATAAATGTAATATCTTTGTAATGTTCTGGATATTTTTCTTTCATGGTGAGGAATCCAATATTTTTGCTTGCACCTCGATTGAATTGACGATTATCACATTGATGAGAGAAATAGATTTCATAATCGGAATCATCTTCCAAAAGAAAATTCATTTGTTTGCTAAAAAAGAACTTGTGTTGCAATCGTTGTCGATAAGGAACAATAAAAATACGTTTGGGAGTCATTGTCATTGCCGCTTATTTTATTTTGACTGTTTTTCTGTATAAACCCGTTGATTTATATTATTTCCTTTTATCCGGTATAAAAATAGAATGAAATCCAATTGTGAGAGAAGTATTACTAATTTCTCTCGTAAATAATTTCTTGGAATATAAATGAAGAAGACCAATGTAATTTTGACAAGTTTTTTTATCGTAACAGAAAAATAACAAATGTGGTTCTTCTTTGATAGAGAGAAAAGTGGGTTCACCACAAATAGAAAGATTATCTCTCAATGAAATAGTATCAATAATTTTCAAATCACGACATATCAAAAAAGCATTACTTTCCTTTTTGTCTGAATCCAAATGACGCAAAATAACCTTGTCTTCCCAAACAATCGGAAAATCAACACTGTATTTTTCCAAATCATCGTTTCTCTCTATACGTACTTTCTTTGTCTTTTTATTCAGAACAATACGCCTGTATCTCCCACATATATCTATTTTTGAAAAATCAATACTTTCATACAAGGGTGCATATATTTCTATTTCATCCCTTTCCTTTATTTCTCTCGCATATGCATAATGAAACAAAAAAAAGGATTCATCGGCTTTGTATTTTTTAAAACTATTATTTTCTTGGATACAATAAATAAAAGTACTCTTGTTAACACTAAATCGCATCATATTTTTCCACGAGGATGCATAAAAATTCCATTCAAAGGGTGAATCAATTACAATCGTTTTTTTATCCATCATATAAAAATCGTGTACCATTGGAACATATGTAAAAGGAATTTTATATTTAGAGAGAAGAGAGAAATTTGAATCTAAAGAATATATATGCACTTCTTTATTGATGACATTATAATCCAATGTGGTGATTCGTTTTAAAAAGGGATTGTATTTTGTATGACCAGAAAAAAGGCGGACACCAGGAACGCTCTTTTTTTGCAATGTTTTCAAGGTTCTCTCTTCAAATGAAATATCCAAGTGATAAGGATTGTTGTGTTCAAAAAAAGAATAATATGAATTATCAATAGCAACAATATTGGTATTCGATATGTCAAATGGATTTAGAAATGGTGATTTTTGTTTACGTTTTTCAGTTTCCACGTTTTTTTTCATAAACAAAATCTCACCTTTGTCAAAAAAAACACCTTGAACCAATCCATCCGCCATAAATAAATCAAACAAACTAGGAACCGTTTTCATTTTTACATCCGGACCCATTAATCCGTAAAATCCACTTATTTCTGAAAAAGGGTCTCTTTTTTGAAAACTCAAACGAAAGGGAAAAAGGAAAAGCCATATTGTCCATAACATATACAAACTATATATATAGTCTTTATATGTTTCTCTCTCTTGTAAAACAACGAGTGACCAACAGTAAAAAATTGAATTTTTTTTTCGATAAAGAAAATATGTAAATACAAATGATTGCCAAGATATATAATTCTTACAAGATATGGAATACGGAAATAGATAAAGTATCCCAAACACAATTAGATTCAATTGAATCAATTGTTAAAACAGAACAATCGATTCAAAAATCTATATCCTTTCTATCAGGAGGACGTTTGGATACAGTCAATACAAACAGAAATCGTCATATTCAAGCTGCCTTGACCAACTTTCTCTATGAAAATCAAATGGCCATTTCTTTCAAAGAAACGCCCTTGTTACGAGAATTAATGAATGGTTACGATCCACGCTATGCGCATTCGCAATCATTCTTTGAAGAGAGACTAGGGGGTCATTTGTGGTTTGAATATACTTTGACCTTTTTACAAAAAGAAACAGAAGAAACTAGATACATTTTGAATTCATTATTGGAGATTTACAGCGAATGGGATGGAGAATACCAATGCGAATCTTTGTATGCAAACAAGATATTCCGTCGTATATATCGATTCCAAATGACGGAAGAATATGGAACTTTTAAGAATAAATTGGGCGATTCGTGCAAGACAGAGGATGTACTCACTGGATTGGTCTTTTACCAGGAAAATGGAATCGGAAATGGACTATATCGCTCCTCCTTTTATAATGTATTTCTGTTTTATGTTTTGTATTCTGTTTTCCTTGAATTACGCGCCGTTACAGATCTTTAAATTGTTTTATTGTAATTAAATAATGTTTCCTTTTTTATTATGGATGAAATGCATATCCGGATTTTTGATAGAATATATATCTTCTCTATTGTGGGTTGATGAATGTTTGTTTATATATTTTATGTTGCAGATCCATATTTTTTTAAAATAATAGCGGGAACCAATTCCTCGCTCTTTTTTTCTATTTTTTTGTAACATTTATTAATAGTAACTTCACTGATTTCACTCACATTTTTTACCTCTCGTTTTGTTACATTCAACTTACATACTTGTACAATAAAATAAATGATACCAGCTGCAATCGAATGTGGTGTATTTTCCGGCATATAATTCATTTTTTCAATTCGTACCGCAATAAACTGACACACTTTTGTCAATTCTTGATTGATATTTAATTTACTACAATAACGTTGAATAAATGCCTCTGGTTTCGTCTTGCAGAAATTCGTCTTTTCCTTTTGATCCATATCCTTTTCCAATTGATTGATAATGAGTAGCGCATTCTTGCACCCCCTTGTAGCATCCGAAACATCCAAATGAAAGATAGTGGCAATTTCACGTGCCGTTCTTGGATACTGATTGATTCGACATGATATATAAATCGACGCCGCCAATATACCATCGCGATTTTCACCGCGGAAAGTCATTTTATATTCTGAAATCTTCTTATGATAACGCATTGCGTCGTCAATAATTGCTTTAGGAATGCCTGCATTTAGCGACATAACAGTAATACGTTGAAATTCTTCGTATTGTGATTTCTCTTTGTATGGCATTGATTGCCATTCCGTATAACGGCGAATTTTGCGCATTTCATACGAGGTAGAACCGTTGCAAAGAACTTTACATCCAAACGAGGATTGTTGTAATAATGGATTGGTTGGCATTCCACAACGTGTTGGATCAGCGCTTTGATTATCATCCGCACCATAATAACGCCATTCGGGACTATGATCCACCATATCTTTGTAAATAATTCCACATTTTGAATTCACACACGTAAGAAATCCTTCTTCAGAAAAAGCTAAATTGGATTCACAATATTCACATTTTTCACGATCACCTGCCACACGATAAAGACATTCCAAAGCAACATTTTGTTTGCTGTTTTCACCAACCATTTCGTCATCGAAAATATTCCATAATTCGCTTTTTTTAAATATCGGTTTATTTTTTTCTCGAAAACGTTTGCTTTTATTGTCCATAGTTATATCTTTTCTATTAATTATTCATTTTTAACTTCATTTTTTTATTCTCTTTTTTATTCTCTTTTTTATTCTCTTTTTTTAGTAATGTGGGGTTTCAATGTTACTATGTATGTAAAATATTTACCTTTGTTTGTTATACCCTCTACTTTTTTTTGTAGAGAAAAGAGACTATTCATTGGAATAGCCGTAGGTATTTTTTATCCCATTAGTTTTCCAATACTAGGTATTTTCTTTTTTAGTAAACAAGCTCTTCGAATAAGAAAATGATATTGAATTAGAGAGAAATCAATAATATTTTTTATAGATAAATTATATACAAATGGGAAATACACAGCAATCGAATCGATTGTCTTTTGTAGATATTCAAGAATTACTCGACGAAGATAATATAGATAAACTCAATACTACTTTCAATCGCATTATTTCTGAACCTAAAATAAACAATACCCGTACTGATTTAGATGCTATTGCCTGTGAATATATTTTAACAATGGATTATCCTAGTATGAAGAATATGCAAATAAAAGATTATTGTAACAAGATAACGACCCTTGCATCGGATTTGGTAGAAAATTCGTTACCAGAAAAGGAAATAGATTATTGGTACAAAAGAATTCGTAATAGTGATGGTGAAACAAAAGAAAAATGTATCAATATTGCGCGATTTTATACAAAAATTGGGCATTTGTTTTCTGCTATTATGATGGCAATCAATCCGCAATATATTTATGTAGACAAAACAGGAAATCGAAAAAAAATTGGAATACAGGAGAAACATTTGATTCCTAATGACACAGAAATACATGTAGTTACATCGGGACTATGTCAGAAGCGGATTGATATTTTAATGGACAAAGACTTTCTCTCACCGAAAGAAGATCCATTGTTGATAGAGGAAACAGGTATTCCTGAATTGATGGATTTGTATTACGACGCGGATTATGACAAAGAGACAGGAACATTTCGTGCAATGAAACAAGATACAGCGGAAACATACAAACAAGATGTAGATATGTTTTACAAGACATTTACAGGAGAGAAAAATGTTCCGGAAAATATCACATCATTTTCGCAAATTCGTCTGAAAGATTTTAGCAGAGGAAACAAAGACGCTTCATTGAAACAACGTATTTATTCATATCGTTCTTCTTTACTCATTACCTATGCAGAAAACATACGAAATATGATGACCGAAATGAATGAAAAGCACGAACGATTATTGGATATATTAAATCAACTTTTTTTAGTGGAAGAAAGAGAGAATACAATTGTTTTGATACATCCGCGTATGACGGAAGAAACACTTCAACAAATAATTGAAGAATCACGTAAAATAATTATTGAATTATATCTTCATTGTGAAAAAGATTATGAACAAGGATTGAAAATTTATGAAGCCATTGTGGAATCTCTCATATTGGATACATCACAGAAACAAATAAAAACATTGGAAGAAGAATTAGAATCATTGTATCGTCCTTGATATAATAAATATACCACTTCTATGGTATATTTATTTATTTACAACAAATCATTTACAACAAACTATTTACTGTTGCTGTTGCTGTTGCTGTTGCTGTTGCTGTTGCTGTTGCTGTTGCGTAGCAGCTTGGGAAACAGACTGAGCCATTGATTGCTGCTGTGTAGCAGCTTGCTTGGCGTGATTGGAAGCACTCTTCAATGCGCTAATAGCTCCGGAATGAGTAGAGGACTTGGCAGCCTTTTTGGTAAGAGCGACAACCTTCTTTGCCTTGGAGAGGATAGCACGGGCTTTGCGGTTAGCATTGCGAGCTATAGCCTTGACAGTTTTAGTAGAACGCTTTCCTTTAGAAGCACTTCGTCTGGATTTAGTAGCCATCTTATATATATAGTTCACAAAAAAATTAGTACGCTCTTTTTTATCCTAATTCCTAAATATAACGATTTTACTCATCCTTCCTAAAGATATTCTTTTACAAAAAATCAATATAAACAGAATGAAGAATATATATGGTTCTTTATTTACCAAATAGTATCTGTTGAATGCCACCACATTTTGTCTCCCTTTTTTACGTTGTATAAACTCCTAAATAATTCCAAACGAGACATTGGAACATTGGTTCTGTATTTATCCATAGGATGAGGATTTGTTTTGAGTTGTGCTTTTACCGCATTTTTATAGACATGTTGACGCTGTTGTATAGCAAAATATATGAAAAAAGATTGAAAGTAAAGAGAACCAATTGCAGCAAATTCATTCGAATACACTAGTAAATCTCTTAAATATTCTTCTAAAATAGCTACCGCAGAAATATCCGCCATATCTTCACCTACACCAATGGTTGCATCAAACTTGACACCATCATAACCTGCAAACACTTCATATTGTTTGATAATATCATCGATAATCCTTTGGTATTTTACTTTGTCTTCTTTGCTCCACCAATCATTGAGATTTCCTTTGTAATCAAATTTACTACCCATTGCATCCAATGAATGCGACATTTCGTGTGCCAATGTATCCCCAATATACGCCAAATTATACATATGCGATTTACTCAAATCGACAAAAGGTTTTTGCATATAAGCAGTGGGAATATAAATCGCATTCAACAACGGAGTATAAAATGCATTGGCAATATATACCTGACTTCCTGTAAGTTTAAAGAGTTGCCAATCAATGGTCGGAATATCAATAATAGGCTTTCCATCTAATTCAATAAATTTTCTCGTCTTCCATACCGCCAGTTTTTTCATATTACCCCACGCATCATCCGGATCATATTGCAAGGGAGGATCGTAGCGTAATTCTTCCGGTTCACCTACAATCAATTTGATATTTTCCAGTTTCAATAAAGCATACTTTTTTGTTTTTGGAGACAACCATTTGTTTCTGCGTATTATACGTTTGTATACAGTGAGTAGATCATGTCCCAAATTTTTTACATATTGAATAACTTGTGGGTCTCGGTTACGGTCTAGATATTCTCGCGACAACCAAGTATTGAAACAAAAGGAAAGCCCAAAAACGGGATAAATCTCAGTGGGGAATTTAGCTTGTTGTCCACGCAAGAATTGTTCGTGAAATTTGTAATGAATAATGCGCCATTTTTCATCAAAACGGATCATTTGTTTCAAGAAAATATAATACCAATAACTTTTCCATTCTTGTGTCTTCCATTTTTCTAAAAGAATATCCGACATACATTTCAAATAACTGAGATTACCACAAATAAATATATCTGGTGTTTCTTTGCATCCAAGATAATGTGTGAATTCCTCCCAATCAAAATGATATTCTTTCAATGCATCGGCCTTTTTAACTACATTATAATATTCCTTTTCGTTACCATTTTTAACTGAATTACATCCTGAAGCGAGGAGAATTTCACATTCTATTTTGAATACATCAGTCGATTTCAATCCGTGACCTTTTCCGAGTGTCGCATCAAACATTTCATCAATATATTCCAAATACTTTTTCTTTACCAATTCAACATATTTTTTCTCTTCTGGATCCTTTTCATTGAAATAATCCGCCATATAGACTTTGAAATCAAATACTCCCATTTGAGGTATACCGATATGATGACGATATACGTGTGCATTTTTTTCATCAGAATCAACACTCCAATTAAACGGACACGCCCAACTTATAATCTCATTCAAATTGATACGCGCTAAAAATTTCCACAAAGTATCCTTTTTTATAATTTCATCGTACAATTCAATAAAATCTCGGATATGTCTCTTTGTCGTTGATTGACGCATCGTTATGAGAGATTGATATAAATTATTAATGTTTCCTGCAAGAGGAGTTTTGTGTTTTTGTGTATATTCTTTAACAATATCAATTAGTTCAAAATTTATTTTATTTTGCACTAAACGTGCATTGTCGACCTGGACGAAATATTTTTCCTTTAATGATTTATTTTCACTTTGTTTGGCAGTTTCTTTGAGCCAACCATAATTAATATAGGTATAAAAATCATCATTTGGTTTGATCTCTGTTGGAGAGAAAGGCGTTTTGAATTTTTTAATAATCTTTTTTTCTACATTTTCTATTTTTAAGAACGAATCATATTCAGGTGATTTGGATAATTTATCCTCAAACAACATAATATTTTTGTCAACACAATACTCATTTTTCTTTTTTTCAAGACGTTTCTCTTTTTCTTCTTCTGCAAGAGATTTATTTCTACGTGTTATGTTGTTTTTTACCTTTTTTGGCATTTATTATATACAATGACAATAAATTAGTATTCTAATACCGTTCTAAATAATTTATTGTATTAGTTTCTTCTACTTTGATAAATACTTACTTTAAGCTAGCAATTTATGCATCATTTTTTTACATCTTTGCACAGTTGATATATTACGAAGAAAATTTATCACCTAATTGTGTCAATGTATCATCATCATATATGAAATTACCCTTTGGTTTATATGATTGAATAGGAGTATATTTTTTCGAGTTTGCATTTACATTTGATTTTCCCTTTGTTTCTTTCTCTTTGAAAAAGGGATTTTCTTTGAAAAAAGGTGATAGTCCATCGTTTTTTTGTTCTTCTTCGACTCTGCGTCCATATTCATCAAGAACAACACCTGTTTTTTTTTTAAGTTCAGCACGTATATATGAAGGAATAAATTCATTCCAGCATATGAAAAGTGTATTTGGATGAATATAACGAATAGCAAATCCATTGTTTTTTAATTTATCAATAACATAAGCAATACAAGCAGCTTGGTCATATTTTGGAACCCCAATAATAATTTCAGGAACAACAAACCAACAAAACGGTTCATTTATTTTCTGTCGCGCTGTGGTTTTGATTCTCACATGAATGCGATTTAGAATTTTATTAAACAATTCCAATTGATTCATATCGTGCTGCTTTTTTTTCTCATATAAATCATCTAAATTTATCTTTTCTGAAAAGTCCGCAATGTTTTCCAATGTAAAGATATTTGACATATATTACACATTACATAGAAAAAAAGTGTGCAAAGTACACGTACAAATAGGTTTTACACCTTTGCGTATTTAAAACGCCATCCTATAGGAAAGACGCATCTTCCCGTAAGGGAGTATCGTTCATAATCTTGGGAAGAAAACATTCTGGTCTTTATTGTAGAATATTATATAAGAAGCGTTTAAGGAAGAGGTATAAATTTCTATAGAAATATAATTCCATGACAATCAAACATTTAGTGATATCCGGTGGAGGACAAAGTGGTTTGCAAATATTGGGAATTCTACAAGAATTACATCAAAACAATGTATGGAAATTATCTGATATAGAAAGTATTTATGCTACATCTGCAGGGACTATGTTATCTGTTTTATTGATGCTCGGTTTTGAATGGGAAACCATTTATGATTATATTGTTTTACGACCGTGGCAAGAAGCATTTCCCATCAAACCCCTACAGATTTTCAATATTATTACAAAAAAAGGTTTGTTTGATTCTTCCTTTTTTGATATTTTTTATGAACCCTTTTTCAATGCAAAGGATATTTCTTTAAAAATTACAATGAAGGAATTTTTCGAATTTACAAAAATCGATTGTCATTTTTATGCTATTGACATAAATACATTTGAAGTTACTGATTTCTCTCATTATACACATCCCGATTTACCTATTATCCAAGCGGTTCATATGTCTTCTACTATTCCATTATTATTTATTCCATATTCTATAGAAAACAAATGTTTTATTGATGGTGGAATCCTTATCAATTATCCCTTGCAAGAATGTATGAAAAAGGTACAAGTAGTTGAAGAAATTTTAGGTATAAAAAAAATAGATGATGCCCTTTATCCATCTTTGATTCATGATGAATCCAATTTTTTAGATTATATTAGTTGTTTTATTCATAATATAATGAAAAATATTAAAACACCATATGTGGTTCCAAATAACTTTATTCCAAATGAAATTATTTTTTATGGGAGAGGCGTTTCTTTTCAAATTATGAAAGAAATGCTTTATTCTAGTACTATAAGAAAAGACTGGATTGATGGTGGATATGTTATTGCAAAAGAATGGTTGTTGAAACGCAAAGAAATTATACAAGAACCGTCTGTATAAATTTATCCAATGTGGATTTTGTCGGTTTTGCATCAAACTCAATGACCTGTCCATCTTTGATAAGTTTAATAGTTGGATATCCTTCAATTTTATATTTTTCAACCATTTTTTCAATGTCTGGCGTTTCGTTGGTGCAATTCAGTTCCGTAAAAACAATAGAATAACCATTTACAACAGTTCCATTGTATTCCGCCTTGACTTGTTCCCACTCTGGTTTGGCTTGTTTACAATGAGGGCACCAATCCACAGAAAATAATATTAATTCCGCATCTTTGTTTGCATCTGCATCTACGTTGAGGTGTTCTTTGTTTTCTTTGTATTGCACTTTCCATTTTTTAACAACATAATAATAGAATAATACAATAGAAATTAATACAATGATGCTGAGTGTAAATCCTATAAATATTTTAGTTTTTGAAACATTAGAAAATATACCTGCTACTGAATTTCCTGGACTGGTGTTGTTTAAAAAAGAAAACATTTATTTATATATAATATTAAATTAGTTTTTTTTGAACGATAATCTAAAAGAAATTTTGCAAGACTGAAAATAAGAGGACAAAAATAAAAAAGGTTAATATAAGACTACAAACAATATTGGTTTTCACGGCATCCCATGTCCCATCCAAAAAACTGGTTTGCATTAATTTAGTTAAATGTTGTATGTTCATTACGTTTTTATAGATGGTGTATATCAATAAAACAACAACAATTGTTTTGCCTAAAAGAGATAAAAGAGAATACCGTCGCAACGGGCTGACTACAAATACTAAAATGAGCAAAATAGAAGCGCATATATAATTACATACACTTCTTGCATTTTCTGAAAATAGTGCGTATGAATATTCTGGGTCCATTCTTTCCTGTATTATATTGTGGTTATTGTTTTTATTTATATAATATAGGAATGATTCAAACCAAAAAAAAACGAATCAATAAATTTAATAAATCAAAGAGAGAAAACAAGATATTTACAGAAAAAGATTATAACAACGGAAACGGTATGTTGACTACCGTATGGGGGCCCAGTATGTGGCACAGTTTACATACTATTTCGTTCAATTATCCTGTACATCCCACACGTCAAGACAAAAAAAGATATCGCGATTTCATTCTATCATTGCAGTATGTACTTCCGTGCAAATATTGTCGCATCAATATACGTAAGAATTTTATAAAACTGCCTTTGACACAAGATAAGATGAAAGACCGTGCTTCTTTTTCGCGATACCTTTACGACTTACACGAATTGATAAATACAATGATTGGAAAGAATTCTGGTTTATCATATGAAGATGTGAGAGAAAGATATGAACATTTTCGTGCAAATTGTGTTGTCGATAAACCGCGGATATCTGTTACAAAAAACAAAACAAGGAAACATAGAGGTTGTGTTCGTCCATTGTATGGAAAAAAGGCAAAATGTGTTATTCATATTGTTCCACAAGAGAGAAAAATAGAAACATTCCAAATGGATGATGCGTGCATAAAAAAGAGAGATATCACATAGTATGTTTCTGTCTTTATATTGTTTTCAACGTCTTTATATTGTTTTCAATAGTAATTTTTAAACAATATAAAGAAATATGTTTATCGTTTTGCCTTGCGCTTTTTAGATTTATTACGTCTTGTTTTATTACGTCTTGTTTTTTTTCTTCTTTTACCACCCCCTGTTTTTTTAAAAATACTTGGATGTCTTATTTGTAAAGCATCGAATAATAATGTTATTCCTTCTTTACCAACATTATCGACATTATCGACATTCACTTCTCCTTTTTCTGTTTCATTATTACTATCATTTGCATTATTAATAATAGTATTTGTAGTCGCATCTTTTATCATCAATTTATAATTATCTATTGTAGGTGTTTCTCTTGTGAATAATTTCATAATTATAAGTGTAATAAAATTTAATATATTGTCCATATTTCTTATATTTAATGTCAATAAATCAACTGGTAAAAACCCTCTGAATATTATATAATATAACAAAGTAAATATAAACCATAAACCTAGAAGTGATAATGATTCCAAATTTATTATTTTACTAGCTTCTAAAAGCATTATATAAGTAATTTTATTATCAGTATTTATATTTTTTATTAATGTTTCTACAAAAATATTTGTATTGTTAAAAAGATCTATATGTGCATTTACACAATAAGTCATTGTTGTAATAATATTTTGAACCTTTACAAATACTTCATCATTAGTAAGTATAGGTAACCAGTCTCTTATTTGTCCCTTCACACCCGCTATATCAATCACCACACCTTCGGCTTCTTTAATCATAGACTGCATTAATTTATCCAAAATAAATATCAAGTATTTATAGTTTTCTTTATGTAATAAACGATAATCTGTATTAAAATACCAATCTGCTAGTTCTAAAAATTCACTGTCAATAAGTTGTATATTTGAATCAATTTTTCTAATTGTTTCTTCTGGTATATAAGGATTTGTTCTACTTTTTTCAATCATTTCAGTTGGAGTAATTTTATGAGGATTATATGATTCTACTGCATTGGAATCAACTACTGCATTGGAATCAACTACTGCATTTGATTGATTTATTTTATATTGATTAGGATCAATACCTGCTATTTTCATTTTTGAATCAATTTCAGCTTGTCCTCCTAGTAATAATTTAAGCAACATTCTTGCTTTTATTGTTTGTAATTTTTCTGCAGCAAAATTGGGACCAGGTGTTTCTATTTTTACCAAACTTTTTACAAGAAGTATGATAGCTCCAAATGTCATTAATCTATAAACAATAGGAGCTTTTTTTATCTTCGCTTCGTCAAAAACGCTTTTCATTTTCGGATTTATTGTAGCCATATTTATATTAATCATATATAAAATTATTTATTTCTATTACATTCCATATGTACTAAAATCTTGTAGAACTGCTACCGGCATCAATTCATCTTGGTTCTTGTTATTTTTCTTATAAGTGGGAACCTTTTTACAGTGGAAATCAGATGAAGATCTATCTGGACAACGTGCGCACGCTGGACACGGTGGACATTTTCCCCCATTCTTGGAAGAAGATTCTTTAAGCACAGGACACACTGGACATACAGGTGGAACAATCTCTGATTTTAAAATATACAAGTCATCTTGCCCTTGTGGGATTTGTGATGCAGGTATACCTGATGGTAAAGAACTAGAATAATTATATCCATCACTAGGATAATAATTGGCAGGAGTCGAACATGATGGATACGTTGAAGGAGGAGGAGGGGGATTTGACGAAGGATCAGAAGGAGGATTGGACGAAGGATTGGAAGAAGGATTGGAAGAAGGATTGGAAGAAGGATTGGAAGAAGAATTGGACGAAGGATTGGAAGAAGGTTGATTGGTATAAACAACAATGTCTCCACTAGGATAGGTAATTTGTACAACCACATTGCAATCTCCATTGTATATAATACGAGCTGTTCCTCCATATGCCCCTTTAAATACAACACCTTCTATGGTATTTACATAAGATGATTTGTATATATAATTTGTCGCTGTTCCTGTCGAATCAGTAACTTTCAATTGATAAACACCATTTGAATTAGTAAATATAGCAGTTCCTCCTGTGGGTCCATAAAACGTAGTTGTTGTAATGGTAGTAGTATCCATTGCACCACATTGATCTGTAGAAGTAGTACTAGAAGTAGTACTAGAACTAGGAACAGAAGACCAATTTTCGTGACATTGCACCGCATTATCCTGCTTGTATCGTTCTATATATTGATTTGGATGTGTAATGCGAATAATTGCATTACAACAAGAATCATTTTCTACTACTGCAAATGCATTATCAGGACCTTGAAATTGTGCATTTATTATGGATACATCATTTGATATAGAAGGACCCATATAGGTTGTTGTTACACCTGTTGCATCAGTTGTTACAATAGAATAATTTGTGTTATCAGAAGTAATAACAGCAGTATTGTTATTGGCTGTATTGGTAAATGAAAATCCTGTCAAGGTTGTATTATCAGTTGAACAATTGGTATTTGTAAAACCTTCCTTGTAACAGTGATACCCCCCTAAAAAGGAACATAATAATAGACCTACTATCAATATAATAAGAAGAAATATAACTTGATAATTCATTGTATACTTTATACAATGAAAAAAAAGACGACTAAAAAGAGTCAAATCACTTACTAAATATATAAAATTGAAACAATTATCTATTGCATAAAATAGAATACAATGTCTTCTTCAAAAAAGAGTCAGTCAGTTTCATTGATTCATTGTTATGATCCCAATTCGATGACGATTGAAATGGGTATCGACGAAGTTGGACGAGGTCCCCTTTTTGGACGAGTTTATGCAGCTGCCGTCGTTTTACCTAAAGATGATAGTTTTGACCACAGTCAAATGAAAGACAGTAAAAAATTTCATTCTTCCAAAAAGCGTTCCATTGTTTCTGATTATATCAAAAAAAATGCACTCTTTTGGACTATTCAATGGGTAGATGAAACAACCATTGATTCTATTAATATTTTACAAGCTTCTCAAGAAGCAATGCATAAAAGTATTCATATATACTTTGAAAACCAAGAAAAAGAAAAACCTATCCTACTCGTTGATGGCAATTATTTCAAACCATATGCCATAAAAAACAAAGACAATATCGAATATCTAGAACATCATTGCATTGAAGGTGGTGATAATAAGTATACATCAATAGCCGCAGCTTCTATTTTAGCCAAAGTTGCACGGGATGAATATATTGATGCATTGTGTCAAGAACATCCTGAATTGACCGAAAGATATGGAATCGATTCCAACAAAGGATATGGCTCCCGACAGCATTTACAAGGTATACAACAATTTGGAATTACAGAATGGCATAGACGCACTTTTGGAATATGTAAACAATATTTGTAATGTAGAAATAAGCTGTTTCTTATATTTTTTATGCTACAAAAAATTGATTCAAAAAAAAACAATATAAGAAAGACATACTACCAAATATACAATAAGATGACGTCAAATTTTCTCGTGGAACCAACAGATGTGAAAGAAGAACAAACAATATTAGTTTTTGATTTTGAAACAACAGGATTACCAAAAGATAGAAATGCAAAATTTATTCCTGGTCATTCAAAAACAGAAGATTTCCCACATGCTGTACAATTAGCCTATATTCTTTACAACAAGCAAACCGGTTCCACGAAAATAGTAAATGAAATTATTCGCTTACCAGAAGAAGTTGTTATCTCGAAAGAAAGTGAAGCTGTACATCATATTTCCGCGGAATTTACGCGAAGAAAAACGACAGAAGGTATACATTTTCATAAAGAGATAGAAGATGTATTACGAGAGTTTATTATAGATTTTCGGAAAGCAGACATTGTTGTCGCGCACAATATTCAGTTTGATCGCAATATCTTATTGACAGAATTGGATCGTCTTCGTCAAAAGGGAAAAGAAGAATTTGTAGAATTCCTGGATGATTTTTATAATAACAAGATCGAATATTGCACCGCATTAAAAGGTAAATATATATGCAAAGTGGAAAAAATGGATAAATATGGGCAAATGTATTATAAAATGCCGAAATTAGTGGAATTATATAATACATTGTTCAATGTCACGCCAAACGAATCTATGTTACATAATGCCATCGTAGATGTTGTTATTTGTTTTCGTTGTTTCTTCAAGATACGATACAATATAGATATTTATAAAGAGGATCCTTTATTACATACAGAAATAAAAGATATTATCGAATCTTTACATAAAGAACCATTGGTTCCGAACGTACTTCATAAAGATGAATCAAATAACCCTGAAATAGAAAAGATTGATAACATTATTGATGAAGAAGAAAAAACGGCAGATGCTATTGTTACAGCGGTTTTATCACAAAATCGACAATCAGAACGTTTGTCCAAAAGAAGAAGAAAAAACAAAGGAAAACGTTCTAGAAACAGACGTACAAACAAAGGGATTTTGTAATACCTGATATGTTATGCCGAGCACATTTCACAAATATCCGGTTCTTCTTTTTCTTTTTCTTTTTCCATTTGTTGTTCCGGTTCGACTGTGAATTGTTGGGCTTGGTGTTTGCCTTTGCGTCGTAAATAATAGATACCCGTTTTCAATCCCTTTTTCCACGCATAAAAGTGCATCGATGTCAATGTCGAATAATTTGGATCCTCTAACCATAAATTCAAACTCTGACTTTGGCATATAAAAGCACCTCTATCCGCCGACATATCTATCAAATGTTTCATCGGCATTTCCCATACTATCTTGTATTTTTCTCGCATCTTCTCTGGCAACATTGTCAATTGTTGAATACTACCTTTGTTTGCAATAATATTATTTTTTACCTTTTCATCCCAAATACCCATTTGAATCATCTCCTTCATTAAATATTTATTAGCTAAAAGAAATTCACCCGCCAATGTACGACGACTATATATATTACTCGTCAACGGTTCAAAACATTCATTGTAACCTAGAATTTGCGACGTACTCGCTGTAGGCATCGGTGCCGCAAGCAACGAATTTCGCAAACCATATTCTTGAATATCCGCTTTCAATTTATCCCAGTCTTCCACTTTTATAAAATGTTCCTGATTTTTGGTTCCACCTTTATCAAAGGTGGTCCATAAGTCAAATTGTAACTGCCCTTGTGACGCTGGGGAACCGTTAAAAGTCGAATAAGCACCTACCGTCTTTGACAATATTCCGTTGTTGGAAATTGTTTCATTTTCTCGCTCGTATTCATTCAAGAAACTAGTAACCGAATTTGAATTCAATATTTGATCATAACGTTCCCTTGACAAAGCACAACTCTTTGTTAATGCTGCATAATAAATGGTCTCGAAAATACGTTTGTTCATAGTAATTGCTTCTTCACTACAATAAGCAATATCCATTAAAATAAATGTATCTGCTAATCCCTGCACTCCAATACCAATCGGTCTATGTCGTAAATTACTACGACGCGTTTTTTCTGTCGGATAATAATTAATGTCTATAATACGATTCAAATTATTTGTAATTACTTGTACCACTTCATTTAAACGCGCATAGTCAAACGTCTTGTCCGGTAAGACAAACGCCGGCAATGCCACACTCGCCAAATTACATACCGCTGTCTCCTTTTCATCCGAATATTCCATAATTTCCGTACATTGTGATGTAATAATACCATTGAAAATACCTGCATTTCTTTTTGGTTCATTAAAACAATAAGTATCGTCTTTTCTACCATTACGTCTTGTTGTGGTAATATATATAAATTGTTGTGCGTTACGTTGTGGTATAAAATCTGAAATTTTTAGACGTTTGGGTGCAAAACCATTCGCAACAAGTTTTTGTAATTCACAAGATGTTATCAATAATCTATATAGTGGTTTACAAATATATTCCTTTGGATTTTTATTTGAATCTGGCATCATTCTTGTCGCACCATTATGCATTTGTCTTACTTTAGGATTAATACCACAAGTCTGTAACATCATTTTGACATTTATTAAAAATTCTTTTTCGATAGAACTTATTTGTAATTGTTGATTATCACCATTTCGTGCGATGCAACCATCTGCGTCACAATATCCTGAAAACCATTCCATTTTATTCATCAAAGAACCTTTCATTGGTACAAGAAATTTTTCATTTATATCAACAGGTAAGGTTACATTTAATCTATCTTGTGTATCTTCATTTTCTATACTTCTATAATTTAAAAATGGTAATACATCTTTTTTTTCTCCATATAAAGACATTATAGGTTTTTTAATATAAGATACTCCATTACATTTAATATTTGTTTGTCTTACTAAATTATCATTAATATCTTCATAATCAATATGTCTTTTACAATACGAATGATTTACTAGTGCTTTATGTTTCTGTTCTGTGTTTTTGTTATATGTTCCATCACCACAAAAAAACCCGTGTGTATAAGCATATTTAAAATCTTCTTTACCATCATTATTAATAATAGGGAAATTACATTTTATAATCTTATCTCCTTCCTTTAAATATTGTGCTTCTGTTAATACAATATGTTTTTTTGATTTTGAATATTTATTTTGAATATAAAACTTATGATATGGTGTGCACATTAGTATAGATCCATCATTTGTTTCTACTTCCATTAATTCTTGATTTTCCCCTGTTTTCACGATAGTGACAGGACTGAATTCTTCTCCATTCCATACATTCACATTTTGCCCTTCCAGTGTTTTAATCTCAATATGTCCTTTGTCTGTTAAAATTTTTGTTTCTGGTGCTACACATAAATTTGAACTCTTAATAGTGCCGATATTTTTTTGATTTGATTTCTCATTCGCTGCATCTTTATACAAAAGATAAGGCGTTCCTGTCTCCATCTGGGAATCTAGAATTTTAAACCAAAGATCACGAGCATTCACAGTCCGTCGCGCCTTTCCGTCTGTTTCATATCGACAATAGAGTTCTACAAAGGCTTGCCCATATACGTCTGATAATCCAGGACATTCATTTGGACAAAAATATGACCATAATGCATTGGTTTTTACACGTTCCATAAAAAGATCGGAAACCCATAAAGCATAAAATAGATCACGTGCGCGCATTTCTTCATCACCGTGATTTTTCTTCATTTCTAAAAAATCTTCGATATCTGGATGCCATGTTTCCAAATAAATCGCAAATGAACCATTTCGTTTTCCACCTTGATTGATGAATCGTGCTGTATCATTAAAAACCCGCAACATAGGTACAATACCACTCGATTTCCCATTTGTACCTCGTATCAATGAATCTTTGGCACGCACATTATGAATATGTAATCCTATACCACCTGACCACTTTGATATACGTGCACAATCCTTCAATGTATCATAGATACCATCCAAACTGTCATCTTCAAGTGCTATCAAGTAGCAAGACGATAATTGAGGACGTGGAGTACCCGCGTTAAATAGTGTTGGTGTAGCGTGTGTGAAATATTTTTGTGATAATAAGTCATAGGTTTCTTTGATGGCAATCAGATTGTTTCCGTGAATTCCGATGGCAACACGCATCCACATATGTTGTGGACGTTCTACAATAGTTCCATTGATTCTAAAGAGATAAGCACGTTCCAACGTTTTCAAACCGAAATATTCAAACAAATAATCGCGCTGATAATCAATCATTGCATTGATTTCTTCTCTATGTTTGACTACCATATTCCAACATTCTTGGGATATCAAAGGACTATGCACTTTATTAGGGTCATAGAACCAATACAATTGTTTCATTACATTGTAAAATGAAGCACTAGTATTCTTTTGATGATTGCTAACAAAAATACGTGCAGCCAATGTTCCATAATCAGGATGTTGCGATGAAAGAGATGCACATTGTTCACATGTTAGTTCATCAATTTTGGTTGTAGGAATACCATCATATAATTGGTCAATCACCTTCATTGTCAGAGAAGAATAATTAAGTTGAATATCCACTTCTTGACCTATTTTTCTAATACGATTGACAATCTTATCAAAAGCAACAATCTCTTTTTGCCCATTACGTTTTGTCACATACATATCACTCATTGTTCTTCTTTATAAGAGGTGGAATGATTTTAAGTTGTTGTTTTTATAATACAAATTTTGGAAAGAAAATAATTCTAACAAAATAACAATATGTGTTTTTTAAAAGAAGAAATAAAACCAATTATAGAGAGAAAATTGACATCACAAAAACAAATATGGAAAATTATATATTATACTTTTGATGATAGTATTGTTACTTTTATCAATCGTGAATGGTTCCTTATTGATGATAATACATGTATTTTCATAACATTTGAATATCATCACACTATTCAACCAGAGTATAGAGAGAAAAACATATTACAATGTATAAAATTTCGCATAAAAGGTACATATGAATCTTATTCATTTGATTCCATAGAAGAATTTATAAGTTATATTATCAGTCATCCTTCTCTCTGTAAAATAATAGCAAGACCTTTAACTCTGGATAATGTATTTCAAAATGAAAAGAGAGAAATGAATGAAAATATAAAATGGAAAACGTGGGTTATCCAAGAATACAATCATTCTATTGCAGAACAAATAAATTGTCTCTTTGTATAGTAATATGCCTCAAACAATAACTGTTTTAGTCTCTTTATTTATATTGATCATTGTCGCTTTATTCGCGGGTTCTTATTTAGAGAACAAGAATCTTGAAACATTTGAAAATCGTAAATCATACAAAAAAATGTTTCATTATAAAAAACGTTTTGAAGATGAAGACATATTATTACAAGGCGTATATCCTATCATTCACGAACCAGGTATTACAGCCAATAGTATTACAGATGTATGGTGGAAACGACCCATTTTCCCAGTTGGATCATATGCACAAATCACAAACAATCTTCGTTATAGAAAGAATCCTGATGATGGCGAATGTACTACAATTGATTTTTGTGATTCACTTTACAAAGACATTCGAAATAAGTCAAATTATGTATTTCCTCTTCCACCTGTTCCCACAGAACTTAAAAGTGGTACAAAACGTGTTAATTACTTTAATACACCATATAACCTCTTTCTCGGAAATCAAGCCGTCGAGTTACCCGTCTTTCAATAATATTATTTCGGTTTTTCAATATTTTCATCCTTTTTAAATTCTTTTTTTGATAATGCATATTGCCCACACGGACCACAGTGGTCTTCATTTGATAAATCTATTTTATTGTTCATCTGAGTATTACAATTATCTATTCTCCATCTTCCAAGAGGTTTTGTTACTACTTTTGTCGTAGCTATTTTCATTGTCAATATATTTTTTATAATAGTTGTTATGTATTTCATACTATATGATAAGTATTCTTATTTTTAAGTATTTTTTATTTCGTAATTCATTTTCTACAAGGAATATTCTACAAGGAATAAAAGAACATTCCTGAGAATCCATTTTTTATTGCTTTGTAAATCATAATTTTTACAAGTAATAAACCTGCTTCTCTCTATTTTTTGATTGAAATGTCTTCTCCTCGTGTTTTGAAAAAGTTGAATGATAACAAGACCAAAGTATCACACTTTCAAAATGAACCGATGGATGCAACCGTTTGTGTTCTTTTCAGTTATTATCGTATTCACGATTTTTTAACGGTCATCAATGACCACGTTGGTTTGGAATTGATTTTCAACGGTTTGATTATCGTTACCGATAAAAAATGCAAGGCAGTACGTACTCTACCTACAAATTGGGAAATCTATACACCTCCTCTCAATAGAAATACTCAAAACGATGGTTGGCATTACAATGAGGAATGGCTCTTTCACAATGCTCTTGCAGAACACTGTATTTTTCGTTATTTTAAACCTATGGAAGAGGTGTTTCATATCTATGCTAATCACCCTACTCTATTGATGCGTGACAATTTCTTTAGAAATGAAATCTATGCATCAATGATCCGTTTTTTTGAATACATTGATGTAACGGATAAAAATTGTCCTGCGTTCCTTCTACCTTGTTATACCTATTATAAAAAGGTGCGCGTATATTTGCGTAAATACAATCACTTTCTGCATCTCTTCCTTTTAAGAAAGAGTCTTCCTATTGAATTAAATAGTGTTATTATGTCTTATCTATAATTTGTATTGCTTATTACTTATTTTATGTAATATAACCAAAGAACCTTTTGTATTCCAAAGAACCTTTTTGTATTCCAAAGAATATTCTTTCCTGTAAAAGAATGTTCCTAGAAAGTTCTTTTCAATATTGTTCCTGAGAATTCAATAAAATATAATTTTGTTTTGATTGTAAAATCAAATTTTATTACCACGAAACTACACCATATTTAATTTTTCTCTATTTTTTGATTGAAATGTCTTCCAGGTCAAACTCTATCATTGTATTGAAAAAGTTAAACAACAACAACAAAAAAATAAAATGTTTTTTATCAAAACCGATAGAAGAGATCATTTGTGTTCTTTTCAGTTATCATCGTATTCACGATTTTATAACGGTCATTAATAATCCTGTCACAATGGAATTGGTTTTGAATAGTTTGATTATCGTTACCGATAAAAAATGCAAGGCAGTACGTACTCTACCTACAAATTGGGAAATCTATACACCTCCTGTCAATAGAAATACTCAAAACGATGGTTGGCATTACAATGAGGAATGGCTCTTTCACAACGCTCTAGCAGAGTATTGCATTCCTAATTTCTTCAAACCTATGGAAGGTGTGTTTCATATCTATGCTAATCACCCTACTCTTTTATTACAAGATAGATTTTTAAACAATCCAACCTATTCGTCTATGATTACCTTTTTCGATTACATCGATGTAATGCATATGAAATGTCCCGAATTCCTTCTACCTTGTTATACCTATTATAAAAAGGTGTGTGTATATTTGCGTAAATATGATCATTTTCTGCATCTCTTCTTTTTAAGAAAGAGTCTTCCTATTGAATTGAATAGTGTTATTATGTCTTATCTATAATTTGTATTGCTTATTACTTATTTTATGTAATATAACCAAAGAACCTTTTGTATTCCAAAGAATATTCTTTCCTGTAAAAGAATGTTCCTAGAATGTTCTTTCCTGTAAAAGATTGTTCCTGAGAAAAGATACTTTGCTTTTACTTGAATAATAAATCATTATTATTGATATTATTATTATTATGAATATGAGTGATAAGAAATTATTGACGTTGGGAGTGATGAATTTCTTTTTTAAGAAAGAAGAGTGTAAAAGTTTGAGTAACTTTTGGGAATGTATTGTTGTTATTGAAGATGATGATAAAATAAGGGAATATGATAGTGGTGAAAATTGCTTTCATGGGGAAAAGTTTATTAGAATAAGTAAATATTGTGAAGATGAAAATAGAAAAAGGGTATTAATGGAATATGGGAGTAGATTTTTGAGAGGTATATGTGAAAAAAATGGTGCGATAGTAAAGAAAATGGGTAGAAATTTGATTTTGGATAAAAATGAATTGGATTTATGGGAAAAATTGAGTATAAATGTTCAAAAGGAAATTTGTAAATATAAATATGAGAATTATGAAGAGGTGAGAAATGATTTGATAAAAAGTAGGGGTAGGGTTTTAATTCATCCTGCTATGAGGTGTAGTGAAGAAAAAGTAAAAGGTAGATTATGGGAAGGAAAGGGTATTGTTGTAGATGGTAAAATAGAGGTGATAGGTAGAAATATGTTGGGTAATTTATGGATGGAAATTAGAGATAAGGAATGAAAATATGTTATCTGTAATTAGTATGTATTAGTATTATATATTTTGTATGCTATTTGTAATATAATTAACATAATCTTTTTACATTTATTCACTCATTTTTCCTTTAAATAAATTGTCTGGATATAAAAAGCAAAGATTTCCTTGGTCCTTTTTAATAAATGGACTGATATATGAATCCTCCTTTTTAGAACGTCGTGCAGGTGCTCTATGTTCGTATCCAGTAATTCTCTCGTGTTCAATGATTTTCCATATTTTACCCAAACATTCAATATTGTCTCGAAACCATTGACGGTTTCGTAAAACAAGTACACAACTGTATTCTTCCAATTTCCAATATATATTTTTAATCCAACAATGAGAATATTGCATATTATCCATTTGCTGTTGAAACCAGGGTTCAAACTCGGCTTGATCCATTGACAATGGTTTATACACATAATGAGGCCTACCTTCGGATGTTGAAAAATACAATATGATACCTTTTCTATCACCTTCTCTCGTCTCTAAAAAGGCGGATTCAATATTGGAAGCATCTTCTAAAAACGATGCTTCATTTTCATATTCTACAAACTTAGTTTCCAAAAAATCGCATTCATTCAAATCACATGTTTCCATTTGCAATTGCATTTGAATCCAATATTCTTTTTTAGGAATACCATCAATCTCTCGGTTTACAATGTTTTTGATTTCCAACATACGTCCATATCGATTTGAATCAGATGTAATAACAATCCCGTCAGGAGAAGCTCCTAAATAAGGATATTGGTCGTGTTGAATACAACCAAATTCACCCACGCTTAATTTGTATTCTTCTTCATATAACAAAACTGAAATCGGTTCATATTTTTGCCCCCAATGTAAGGAAGATTCTATGTTTACAAACGATGAACTGACATGTTTGTTTTCACTTCCTTCTTGGTTACCTCCTCCTCCCTGGTTACCTCCTCCTCCCTGGTTACCTCCCCCCTGACTTTGACATTTTTCAAATATCAATTGATTTTGAGTGCTCTGGTTTTCAAAAGCTTTATATGCGTTACTAGCTGTTATTAAATTATGACGAAAATTATACCACGCTTCTGTGCGTTGAACAGGTTGTGGTTTGGAAGACAAATAGTCAATTTTCTGTTCTATTTTTTCCCTTTCTTTTTCTGTTTTCTTTCTCTCGGAAACAAATGTAAAGGCAAAGGAACGTGGAGGATACAATAAAGAATAAAAAAGTTCCAAAGCAATTTCTTTGGCTTCTTCTAATACAATATTCCATTCATCGGAAGATAAAAGATTTCTATAAAATATATCGTGAGTATTGCAAAGAACAGAATAGATATGATCCCACATTTCTTCTTCAAAATCAGGTTCAGATATCTCTCGTGGATTCTCATCCACATAATCCGTCATCAATTGCAATATACTTTCAATGAGATCACATTCCTCTGATTCAGTCAATGTATACATTGTTTCCTCTTCCTCTTCCTCTACCTCCTCCTCAATAGACAATTCCTCGAGAGATTCCAAGTCATCAAGATATGTTATTGTTTTATAACAAGAACAATAGGTCATTGTTATAAATATATACTTTTATATTTATACCTTTTTTCTCTTATTCCTCTTTTTTGTTTCGTATTGTACTGTTGCTTTTCTTAGGAAGCGAAAGACTTTTAATAGTATTAATTCGTTTGTCCATATTTTTCAATGTAAAATGTTTATTACTCTTTTGAAATGACAAAGCAGGAATGTCTGTAATGATACATTTTTCTTTGTCATAATAAACATCTTTGATACGCTGTAATTTTTTTCTGTCCAATGAATCCTTTAAAAAGGCAATTAGCAATTCCTTTTCTTCTTCTGTATATAGATTGGTCAACGAATATGATTCTGCATAAAGAATTAATTTCTTTATTTTAACTGTCTTGTCTAATTTAGACCACGTCTCATTTTCCTTGTTTAATTTGCTATCTTCTAAAAATTTTTCCAAATTATTTGCATCCTCCTTGGAATATTTTATATCCGATAAAACAGTTCCATTCATTAACATTGTTTTGTATTTTATGTTTTTCAATTCAATACATTCTTCCAATACATCTTGTTTTATGTCCCTTTGAATATCTTTCTGAAGACCATCTTCTACTATTGTTGTCTCCATTTTATATACTATATTATGATACCCTAGTTCTAACTTGTTTTTTTGTAAATATATTTTGTCTTACCTTTTTTTAAGCCGTTTCTCTATAACTAGCATATCCTAGAAAAGCCATTAAAAAATACAATGGTACGATTTTAAATAAAGCTATTATTTTTTCTTCTGAAAATTCCTTGTTTTCCTGTATTTTTTTGTTCATTTCTTTCCATAAGTAGGCAAAGCCGAAACAAATTATTGTTTAAATATGATAAACCATATAAATATTTTTTACCATATAATTACAACCAATGAATGATTATGTTTCAAATAATATTTAACCGCACCCAATTTATAATCATCGCTTTTGTATTTATTTATACAATAAAATAAGAAAAAATACTCATATTTTGTGCGAACTTAAATGTTCAAAGGTGTATAAGTTGTGTTTGACATTATATATATATATATATACATATATAATGGAAGACACAAATATAGAAGAAATAAAATCGATCCCTATTCAAGGTCAAAACAATCGATATCAGATTCGAAAATGTATGAAAGAGAGAAAAGAAGCTACAAGGAAAAAGAATGCAATAGAAATTATCCCTTTTGAAAAACAAATAGTGATTCTAGAAGATATTTATTATGAATTGTATCCTTCTTATAAAAAAAGGTTGAATAATGATTCTCTCCCATTTACAGAAGAAGAGAGACATCGATTGTCAAAAGAAATAGAAAACAAACGCGGGAATTACAAACAACAAGATATTCTAAAAAAAAGATGGGATGAAACATTGTTTATCGATTATCAGTGTATTGTAAATCTATTATACAAGGCGCAATTGTTATGTTTTTATTGTCAACAACAAATATTGATTTATTATGATTTTGTTAGAGAAATGAAACAATGGACATTGGATCGTATCGACAACAATCTTGGACATAATCAAGGGAATGTAGTTATAGCATGTTTGGATTGCAATCTAAAAAAACGGAAGCAAAATATAGAGAATTTTGTCTTTACCAAACAATTACAAATAGTAAAAAATGATTGATTATTTCTTTCTCTCTTTTTGTTTATTATAAGCCAAAACAAAAAAGGCAATTGAAATAAGTAAAAAATATATACCTGTTGAATATTCAAGAAAGGTTTCCGAGAAATTTTTAGATAGAGAAGCACCATAAAGTGCTGAAAAACAAAAAGGTATTATTAGACAAATAGCCACATAAAAATCGACTTGTTTTCTTCTATAATATTCAATCACAGCAAGTAAATATATTGGAGGTAAAACTGTAAGTAAAATAGTACCTTCAATGGTTTTATAATCCTTTATTACTTTAAGAAAAGCAAGACCCAACAGCATAAATTCCGCACCTGATACAGCTAGTGCACCCGAGAGAGTGCCTCCTAAAAGACCTAAAATAATACTAGTAATTGTAATATACATTTATTATATGCAAGTATTTTTATATAAACATTTTTACAGAAATTCTTTTCGTACAAATCATTTCTAAAATAAGCATTAGAAATATATGAATCAATCAAGAGAGTGGATTCATTGGAAATGGACATTGGGTGAAATATACGATAGAAGCAAACGTGTAAAACGAGTTGTGAATGAAAAAGAACCCCAAAACAATCATATATTGAAACAGTGTTTATTATCTGAAGAAGAATGTTGGAGACAGGAAAATACCTTGGCACAACAATCGATAGGTGGAGATGATAACAAGAGAGAAGATACGAACAATCGAATGTCACAACGAGAATGGACTATCCAAACGGGTATCAATCCGTATTCAAATAATAATTATATGGATGATTTGATTGTCCAAGAAACATTTTTAAAACCCATCAATAGTCAAATCGATCGATTAAATACCAAAGAAGAAGAAAAAATGGCTTCGTTTCCAAAGAATTAATTTTAATAGAAAAGGGCTTAAAGTGAATATTTAAATATACAACTACAATGTCGACAAGTTATATATCACAGAATGATTTATTGTTGAACAATCTCTTGGAATTTTACAAGAATGACGAGTATTTAAACAAAATGTTGAGTATCATTACAGGTGAATCTAATATTTCGTTACGTATTGTGGATTGGTTTGCAACAAATTATGCAAAGAAGAATTTTACATTATATACTTTATCTTCTGAAATGGGACAAAAGCGATTCAAGGTCTATGTAGATTATAAATTAAAATTAAAGGCTTATAGTAAGAATAGGTTCGATCCTTTTTGTCGATGGGAGAGAATAAGCATACCATACAAGGGTGATAAATGGATAGAAACTACAATTGGTCAATTGAATTTTTTTAAATGGACAATAGAAAATAAAGTATTGGATTACATCGAGGAGCATTATACGGAGATTGAACAAGATATGAATTCACGAAATAGTACATCCAAGAGAAAGGAATTATCAATGGGTGATGCCAAGACGAGAAAGAAGCGGGAAGAATTGTCTATTTCTGCGACAAAGAGTATCAAGAAGGAAGAGGTTGAAATTGTGGTGAATTTTCATTAATGTGTATATTTAATGTTGAATAAATTATAGAATAAAAAAACTTAAAGGAAAAGTATGTTTATAATATGGAGACCCGGTTAGCTCAGATTGGTAGAGCGCCAGCCTTTTAAGCTGGTGGTCGAGGGTTCGAGTCCCTTATCGGGTGTGTATTGTTTTATATGGGGTAGTGTTTACGTCTTGTTCTATTAGATGTATTTATGAAAGGAGGATCATCTTCTTCCTGTAGAGAATTTTGTCGTGAACAAAATATTTGTGTTAAATTGTATATATTTATTGAATATTGTAAAAAATTTTCTGCGATAATAAAAAATAACAGATAATCAAGTGCCATTATATATTTTTATGTAATTTGTTACTTAATAATATATAATATTATAATAAAGACATAAATAATCATTCTATTATGATGTTGTTTTTAACATAATTATTTGGATATAATTGCATTAGGTTCTTTATTAATTAATGTCAGTTTTTGTTCTACCTATTTTATTTGTGCACGATATACGTCTGATAACCGCGAAGATGTTTATTCTTATTCAGAAACATTGCCGTTGTATCAAAGACATATAATAAATATATGATGCGTATTTATTATCGCGTATTTTAATATAAACCTTTTTCAATGAATAAATATAATGGGGAATGTACCTACGAAAGAAAAATTAAATTTTGAAGACATACAATATATTCGTAAACACCCTGATAATTATTTATTCATTAATACCTTACCAGTAGGTGAGCAAGATTGTTTGATTATGGGTTCTATCCAAGCATCCCAAGAAGAATCCATAATAAATGAATATATTGTAAACAATAAACGCGTTCCTATTGTTCTCTATGGGAAAAATACAAACGATGATACTATGTTTGTTAAACACCAGCAATTGACACGTCTTGGATTCAGTAACGTATTTGTTTATCTAGGAGGTATCTTTGAATGGTTGATGTTACAAGACATTTATGGTTTTGACGAATTTCCAACCACACGAAAAGAATTGGATTTTCTCAAATACAAACCACGAAAACAATTATTGACACATGTAATGATTGGAAATGGTTAAGTTTCCATTGCACAATGATTTATACCCTCGTTTGATAATGCATCGGCCCTAGTATTCTTATCTCTATAGACGTGTTCAAATTGTATATTTTCTATCATTTTGGATAGTGTCTTTGCTTCTTTATACAAAGATAGTATATTTATAGATTGTACCTTGTATTCTCCGCGCATTTGTCGAATAACAAGTTGGCTATCTCCACGAACTAACAAACAAGTAATACCCATTTCAACTGCCTTACGTAATCCAATAAGTAAACCTGTATATTCCGCTACATTGTTCGTCTTTTTGGCACCCACATACAAAGAATTTGCCCATATTTCTTCCTTGTCTTTGTACAAGACAGCACCCGCCCCTGAATGACCCGGATTGCCTTTACTGCATCCATCAAAATATAATATATATAAATCCATAATAATCTATTATATATTCATTTGTGTCTTTATATTCTATTTATATATTCAATAAAAAACAATTTAAAGACCCAGACCCAGACCCAGACCATAATGATAATTATTTATACAGTCGTCACACTTGCAAACAGTCGTCACACTTGCAAAACGGGTACACATTTTGTACAAAAGAAACAATGATGACAACAACGTATATTTTCGTGGTTAGGGCAAAATCTCCGCGTTATATTTCTATCATGATTATGCAAATATCCTTGACAAAAACTATTTCTCTCTAGGAAAGCATTGTCTTCCATTCCACAAAGATAAGCTTCACATTTTTTACCTTTTCTCTCTTTGATAAGACTATGCAATATACTATCTGGTATATAGGATGCTTCATAATAACTAATATATTTTTGGTCAGATAAACGAACAAATCGATTCATTAAATCTACATGAATCAATGAATCCGTTTCCTTGTGCGATTCTCTCGTAAATAATAATGGTTCTCGTTCTACCTCGTAATTTGTTGCAAAACGTATTCGCACCTTTTGTTGTATTCTCTCTTGCAAAATAGGAAGCAACGCAACAAAGGGAATAGACAAGACCTCGAACGAAGTAAGCAGTTTTCGCTTGTTCCTTTCTACTTGATCTATAGAAAGACCTGAAATAATAGAGTCTTCCCTCGGAAAGACAAATGATTCATTTCTACACAAAGGACAACGAACTCCATAAACAGAATCGTTGCGTTTGTATTTACGTAATAATAATTCACAATTTGTACATACCATATGACCACAATGTTGCAATGAAACAAATGAATTCATTGATTGTAAACAAACAGGACATTCTTCTGTATTTGTGCTTTCCATTTTATACAAAAGAGAGAATAGAATTATAAACAATCAATTTTTATATATAAATAAAAATTGATAATAAAAATAATATAAACAATAAAGATTATATTCATAATGAACTTGTATCAAACAAAACTTACCAAATCGGAATGGAATTCAACAGAGATTCCTGTTAGCGAACAAGAAAAGGAAATCCTATTATTGATTATAAAAGGATTTCACGATGTTAATATAAAATACAACAAACATTTATCCCTGTTTGGATTTTTACGTATTGATTATAATGAAGCATTGGAAGACTATTTATACAATACTTATTTTCACGAAAAAATTTACGCCATCGAAAAAAATGTCACCAAAGTAAAAGCCACAGTGGCTATTAAAAAAGCCGACCAAATTCGCATTGAAAACAACAGCCAACCTGAAAATGTAAAAACAGTGTTTGAATATATTCTCATTGACTTGGCAGAACAAGTAATAAATGCCTTTACGAAATCAACAAATAAAAAAAATGGTATTTTATCCTATTTTACACTCTATAAACTAGTTCGGTTTAATATACGTAATATGAATCGTCATGTTTGTCAATTCGTACAAACCATATTGACAAGATTTGAAAACAATATTGATATGACTCACGTGATTCAAAACGCGGTCCAATGTATTGAAAAAAACGTAAAACTATTGGAATACGCAGATATGACTTTATATGAACACCAAAAACAATTATTTACCCTTGTGAAACGACAGGAACCTAAACTGATTCTCTATATTGCACCCACAGGAACTGGAAAAACACTCTCCCCCATAGGACTTACAGAACAGTTTCGTGTCATTTTCGTTTGCGCAGCGCGACACGTGGGTCTTGCATTAGCAAAATCCGCCATTTCTGTGAATAAGAAAATTGCAATGGCACTTGGATGTGCAAGCGCAGAAGATATTCGTTTGCATTATTTTGCCGCCAAAGATTACACAGTCAATAAACGAAGCGGTGGAATTGGAAAGGTGGATAATAGCAACGGTGAAAAAGTGGAATTGATGATTTGCGATATCAAATCCTATATCACAGCAATGTATTATATGTTGGCGTTTAATGAACCTGAAAATATCGTGGTTTATTGGGATGAACCAACAATCACTATGGACTATGAAACCCACGATTTACACGAGACAATTCGTACTGTATGGAAAGATAACAAGATTCCAAATGTAGTATTGTCTTCTGCAACCCTACCAAAAATGTACGAATTGACAGATACTTTGGCATCTTTCCGAAATAAATTTTCAGGTGCTGAAATTTTCAATATCGTCAGCTATGATTGCAAAAAGACGATTCCTCTTATTAACAAAAACGGATTTGTTGTATTACCACATCATTTAGCAGAAGAATATTCTATATTGTTAGATATTGTAAAACATTGTGAAAACAATTTGACATTGATGCGGTATTTCGATTTACAAAATGTTGTGCAATTCATATTGTATGTAGAAGAAGGTAATTATATTAATACAAATTCAAAAATAAGACGTCATTTTGCATCCATTGATGATGTAAATATGATGTCCATCAAACTGCATTATTTGCGATGCTTGAAACATATAATACAAGGAACATGGGGGGCCATCTTTTTAACTCTTCGGGCTTTACGAACAAAGCGTATTACAGTGAATGATTCTGTGGATACAAAAGGAAATAAAATAAGAAAAATTTCCAGTATTGGACCAGGTATTAAAGAACGTGTTACAGAGACAACGACTGATTTACGGCGTATGGCAAGTATGCAGCACGAAAATGTACGAGAAGAAGAAGAAGTACAACCTGGTATTTATGTAACAACAAAGGATGCTTTTACATTAACAGATGGACCTACTTTGTTTTTAGCAAACGATGTAGAAAAGATTGCCAAGTTTTGTATTCAACAAGCAAATATTCCATCCATAGTAATGAAGGATATTCTAGAAAAAATCGATTTCAATAATGTAATCAACGAAAAAATGCGTATTTTGGAAGAAGAACACGAAAATTTAATACTCAAAAATACATTGAAAGACAATGCCAACAAAAATGGAAAAAATGATCGCGTCAAAACAATGAATAGCGAAGATGACCGACGCAGTAAAAAAATAGAAGCGGATCTGGAATTACTACGTCAGAATATCAAGTCCGCACAATTGAATGAAACATTTGTTCCTAATAAAATATTACACGCACAAAAATGGGCAGAATCCATCGCCCCTGCTAATATATTTACTTGCGATATGGATGAACGAACTGTGATGAATATAATGATGTTGCAGAATATGAATGATTCGTGGAAAATACTATTATTAATGGGTATTGGTGTATTTACAAATCATACCAATGTAGAATATACGGAAATTATGAAATCATTGGCTGACCAACAGCGTCTGTTTCTTATTATCGCATCAAGTGACTATATATATGGAACCAATTATCAATTTTGTCACGGCTATATGAGCAAAGATATGAGCACCACGCAAGAAAAAATTATACAGGCATTAGGTAGAATAGGTAGAAATAATATACAACAAGAATATTCAATACGATTTCGCGACGACGAACAGATACGAACATTGTTTTTTGAGGAAAAGGATAAAATGGAGGTACGTAATATGAATCTATTGTTTTCTGTGTAGTTTACTATTGTTTCTATTCTAATTTGATAATAATATTTGTTTTTTTATTTAGACTTTTTATACCGATAGTATACCGATATAAAATATTTAAAAAATACAAAGAAATGAATTTTTATACTATACCCAATCGTGTGCAATATAAACAACCTTTTTATTTTGTATGCGAATCAGAATCATTTTCACCGGATGCGAATTATATTTTGTATCAAATAAATAACGCCTCTACAGTATTGTCATCTTTTCAACCAAATTGTATATTTTCTACATTACCAAACAATCACATGGATCATATTCATTTTGCCACGGATTCGATAGGGGATTTATATGCATCTTCTCTCGAAAACAATATCATTTATAAATATAACAAGATAGACAAGGTATTTGAACATTTTATTACAGCGACACTTGTCTCGCCAAAAGGTTTTGTTTTTGATAATGACAATTATTTATATGTTTCCAATACAACCAAAGAAAAAAATGGACGTATTTCTGTATTTGATAGCAATGGTACTTTTTTATACGATATATTTTCCGAATGGTTGTCATCACCAGGTGACATCAAGCGAGATAAAATAGGAAATATATACATTATAAATGAAAATGCATTGGATTTGCCTTGCAATATATCAGAAGAAAATTTTAATCCCAATTCTAAATACAATGGTTCTTATTTGTTATTGCAAGTCATTCCCAACAACAATACATTATCAGGAACAGTCAATCTGTTTTGTTATCAAAGTTTTTGTAAACCTACATCTATCGCGTTTGATTCAAAAAACAATGGATATATATGCAACAGTGGAAGCAATAGCATCAGTATTATAGATATGGTGACAGGTGATGCAGATATTTATATTCCAAAAGGTGCGGGGTTGATTCATCCTCGTTCCATTACTTTTGATAAAAAGGACAATTTGTATGTCACTATGGAAGATAAAGAATTTCAAATACAAAAAATAACAAAGCAAAAACTATTGACGACATTTGCATCACAATGCGGAAACAATCCAATCAATTTATTTTGTGATAGAAATGACCAGTTGTTTGTGGGGAACAACGATGGTCAAATTTTCCGAATCACATGCAATCGGTTTTTATTTCGAATCACTCATCCATCCCTTTCTGTTGGAAATCATCCATTGATTATTTATGATGACAAAAAGGCAAAAACGGTAGTATCTTCTCTTTCTGTTCAAATTATAGGAGATTCACAATCGATTTTACCATCTTATTCGAAAAATAAAATGACAGACCGTTTTCGTATGGGTAGTACACGACGACTTATGTGGGAAAGACGTGGTAACTATACTCGAAGAAGATAAAAAAAGGACTTTGATTTATTTACAATAAGGGATACATTACAAAGAACAAGAATCGTTTCTTATCGTGTTTAGTTGTCTACGACATACCGCACAGCAATCTATATTGGCTTGTTCGCAACCACGAATGCATACTCTACAAAAAGAATGACTACAACCATAATGCTGTGTTATATAATGTGTTTCATAACATATCATACATTCTCCTCTGCTACGACTTTGTACAATGGGATTATTATAAAATATATTGGCAATACTTAAACGAGGTGCACGTGCAACTAAAAGAGGACGTACATAAAAAGCAATATCATTAAAATTGGGATACAAAGTTGCCAACATCTGATTCGAATTTGTCATTTTTGGACCCGTCTCTCGATAACGTCCATCCACCAATTCATATTCAATCATTTCAAAATCGCGTGGTATAACATTTGCCAAATGTAGGAGTAAATCGTTCAAGGTAATGTATTTTGATATTTCATACATTGCCATTTTACTACTATACGCCAATTTGACATAAATATGAATAAATGTGCCATTGCTTCTGTAGAACGTAGATTGTCTTGTCATTTTGATATATTTATAAAATATATCAAAAAAGATTTCAATTTTAAAATGCCTCCTCTGAATCATTTTTGAGAGAAATATGTTTTTCGTATACCTTTTCTCTCAATTCTTGGTATCGAATAAATTCTTCCGGGGACAATTCTGTTGGATATACTTTACAATTTCCTGTTGCCACTTGTTCTACATGTTTCTTGTCAACGAGAGAAAGGGGATTTGCTTGTATAATAGTGTTGTAAATACGAATGGTCTTCCAGCCTTCCAAGATACGTTCAAATATGAACAATACCTCGGGTCCCGTCACAGCCCGTTTGGCAGTCCTCTTTTGCGCGCGGCGTTCCTGTTTCTTTTCTATAAAGGTTTGTTTGTCTTTTGTATATGAATTGGTTTCCATTTTCTCTCTATGTTTGATAGAGAGAAAAAAAACTGGATATATAACTTACGATTAATGATTCTGTATTTTTTCTATATATTCATTATATCGTTCTTCACAAGGATACAATGGACATTTCTTTTCAGATATTTTTCGTTTTATATTTTTTACAATGTCAATCGTAACAAAATTGATATCTTGGTTTTGTTTCTCTCGATTTTCTTGTAATAATTTTAATATAGATCTACATTGCAATCCTTCAATACATTTATCGATGATAAGACATATTTCTTCCACATCTACTTTTCGTTTGGAAATAGCTTGTTCTTCTACTGTCATTTTCTTTGAATCTTTTTTTTCTTCATTTATACAAACAAGTTCTCCATTTTTAATTCTGGTTACAATATGTCGTCCTACATCGAGTTCTTTTTCAATATCAATATTTTTATATCCTTTGTCTAATAAAGAACGTACTTTCAAAATAACATCATCAGGAATACCTTTATTCATTTTATGTGTGATTGACATTTTTCTTTTTACATCTTCCGTCTTAGCAATTCCATAATTATGATTTGATTCTCCTATCATCCTTTCTGATTTTTCTTGATATTGTTTTCTTTTTCGAATTTCCTGGAAAGCGAGTCGATGTATTTCCATAAGTGCCATTCTTTGCAAATATCCTTCTTTTCCTATATCATTCTGATTTATATTTTTGAAAATCTCTGTTTTATGTTTTTCCTCATTGCAAATTCGATACATTTCTTTTTTAATATCGATATCATTTGTTTGTAAAAAGGTTTCAAACGCAATTGCTTGTTTATATTTAACAATCAATCCTGGTTTCATTAAAAGTGTAAAACGTAAACAATCTTCTTTATTATAAATTATAAAATATATTTCTTTATGAATTTGTCCACATTGTAATAATGACTGTATTTTATGTAAAACATATGGATTGTTTTTCTGTGATATTTTTATATAGAATTTTGTAATTCTTGTTTTATCAATATAAAAACAACCTTCTGCATCAAATAATCCTTGTATATATTCTATGTTTATTTTATCACTATTTTCCATATGATTCATAATCCTTTTTGAGCATATATTATACAAGGATTCCTTTTCTTCTTTTTTATGAGGAATATGTACAAGCTTCTCCATTTTACATACACAATCTAACTCTTTCTTTTTAACAACAATTGAATTCTTTATATATTCTAAAATAAAATGATATTCATTACTACGTATCAATAAATTGTACTGATTTCTACGATTATATTTATGATATAAATGACCCGAAGAAGAAGTATCCATTATATTCTCTATCGCATTATTTCGATTGGTAGATGTGGTAATACTTCCACCAAAATGATAGCGAATGATTTGTAATATATTTGTTCTACTTTGTGATATTGTAATTCCAGATTGATAACCATCTTTTATTTTTCGTATAAACATACATCCATCACCATCGATAAATCCTGCAATATAAGAGGGATGTGGTGGAAACTGTTTATATCGTTCTAATAATTCCTGGTTATCCTTTTCTATATTATCCATAATGGTTTGGTACTCTATTTATGCATTCATATTTTTAATCAATTTTATTATCCAATTCATTGATCTTTTTATTTGCTTGTTCCAATTTATCAAGAATGGATACAGAATGTGATTTGGTACCTATCCATATCTTATTCAAATTGGGGTGTTTTTCTATTTTGAAATATTCTCTCGTTTTTACCTTTTCGGGGTATATCCATTCTTTGTAATAGACAACATATTTACGTATCATATCTTGTGTAATTCCTTCAGGTAATTCTCTGGCGCTGTGTTTTCTAGCACGTTTTGTATCAACCATAATACCTTTGCTATTTTGTTCCTGTTCCTTACGAGTCGCTACACGCAAGTTTTCCATTGTATTGTTTAAAGGATTGCGATCTATATGATCTACACTCACTTGCTTTGTTCCTTTTCCGTTACCATAACATCCAGTTATCATTTGATGTATGTATAAATTTAAAGTAGAACTTATATATCCGTTCATTATTTTGAAAAATGTAATTTTTTTACCCGAATTATTGTCGCGTTCAAATTCTTGTATTCTTTTATAGCTATCTGGACATAATTTACACAAGGTATTGTTCTCACAATACATAAGTATATATTCCTTCCCATTTTCTTGGATATTCCATAATGGGTTTTTCATATGATAAGGATCCATACCATGTTTTGAATAATGTCCAGGAATATATTCTGTTACTTGGTAGTTTTCTGTAACGTGTTTATGAAATATATGGTAACAAGTTACGTTACAACGTCTTAAATCATACGGATTACCATTTTTGAAAACATAATTCACATTATTTTCTCTGTAATGATAAATAAATTGCAGATATGTAATTCTATGTTGATTGTATTGATAAGAAGGATATATATCATCCTCTTTTGTAAAAATAAATTGTTTTGGAAAATTAATTATATCATCACGATCTAATAAATCCATTATATAATTTTTTCCATTGTATTCAATCATTCCATATTGCATCATTGAATCGGTTACATATTTTGGTTTGTTTTGTTTATGATTGATACTGCAATCATTCTTGTATGCTATCGATGAATCCATATTATAATATATATAATATAGATGTTTCTAAATTGTTTTTGTGACTAATATGATTCTAACATTAGTTGCTTCAATTTGAATAGGCTAAACCCCCCCTTGGAAGTATTCCTTACTTTCATAAGAAAAATGGACTATCCCTTAAGTCTTCATCGAAAGTTGCTAGCTTTCTCTGACCCATTCTATTGTAGTCTCTGAACCTTCTCCATATGCTTGCGATAGCGCACGTAGGAGCTTGGCTGCGGATTATCCAATCCTTTTCGTTATTACTATGCCCGAGGTCATTATCCTGGGTTTTCATTACGCTTTCGTATAATGAAGTAGTAGAAAAGGCTCTAAGGATGTTCCCGCAATTTAAAAATGTCGCCTTCTTGTGACATAGTCACGAAAAGACTAGCTGGTTATATACTACATTTTTATTGTAGATTTGCTTTACACTGTTTACCCATATTAGTAAGCAAATATCTAATATGGCAGCCAACTGTTGGGCACAGGAAGTTTTAATGCCCGACATAATTCTTAGTACGTTATAATTGGTGGCGTAGACGCGCACCTTGGCGGTCTTTGTACCCTCGACGGTCGCGTTCGAGAGCACAAGCTGCAGGGTAGCGTTATCAATACGCGAGAAGTTGCACGTGCCTGATGGCTGATGTTCTTCAGGGCGAAGAGCAAAAGAATACACGTTGATACCCTCATCCGGATTGCGGGTATGCGATTGGTAAGGTTGGACCCAAGAGAAGTAGGAACCTTCACGCTCCGAGAAGCGATCTTGGCCGTTCAATTGAAGCTTGGCAACCACAACGGGGTTCTGACCCCAACAGTGAAGATCAATGGATGTCTCTGACAACACAAAGGTACCTGCATCTGAAACAGTGGAATTCAAGTTATGACTTCCTCCTTGGGGAAGATCTGCCTTGATACCACTGATTGCTGAAGGTATACCAGGAAGATTGTATGGCACAGCAGGGCCTCCAAAATTGGCTTCATTGTAGCCATGATGATCATTATGACCCCAGTAGCCTGTGAAATTATCTGGGATATATGCATCCTCTGCACCAGCATCCTCAAAGAGACCACGAGCATCAATATAATTACCATCTGATACCTCTGAAGGTCCTCCGAAAGCGTGGATAGCGTTGGGAAGAGCATCAATGGCATCAGTGTAGTTAAAGGGTTGCGCACCAAGCACTTTGAACAAAAGTGCGTCACAGAGAAGCGAAGAACAATAGTCCACGTTCTGATCAGGTTGAACCACCCAAATGAGTTCCTTCACAGGATGGTTAAAGTTGAGCTTGATCTTATTGGAAGACGAACCAACAGACTCATCACCAGTAAACTGAAGCTGAGAAATCAAATACTCGTGAGGATTTTGGGCAAAACGACGACGCTCGTCTGTATCCAAAAACACATAGTCGACATAAAGAGACGCGGCGACCAAAGATTGATTGTAAGCAACTGTCGCTTGAACACTGGTTCCCACAGTGTATTGTGTTTTAACATTTCCATCATTTGCAGAATTGCAAGAAAGAGATGTAACAGCCCATAGACACTCGTCAATAGGACGAAGATCTAAGTTAATTTTAACTTCGTGATACTGCACTCACGATAACCCCACCTTTCGGTGTATTTTATATTTCTAGGGGATAGACTTTATCTTAAGCCTTCATTGAAGTAGATTATACTTCTCAGACCCAAAACCA